TTCGTGCCGCAGTTGCTGTGGGAAAAATTATGCCGTCGGCTGCGTTAGTTACTGCTCGTACAGCACCAGGCAGCGCACCTTGCAATGCGCCTACACCTAATGCAGTGGCTTCACTGATAACAGTGCTCTTGAGATTGGCACCTTTGAAAGTGTTGACTGCTGTTCCTGCTTTTTGTGCAGCACCAATCAGTCCCAACACACTGCCAGACTGCAGATCAGTGCTGATACCGCCAGCCACATCCAACAAGCCACCTTGACCCAGAATGGTCTGTGTGCTGCCTGCTCGTGCAATAGGACTTGGCTTGCGATCGTAGTGTGCTTCGTTGCCAAAGCCACCAGCTGTGGTGTTAGGAGCACCTTGGTAGTACTTGACTGTTTCGTATGCAATGCTCATGCTGTGTTGCATGGTGCCCGAACCCTGTGCATAATCATATTGATCATGGCTCCAGTTTGTGATTAGCGGATTGATCAGCACATACTCAGCATACTTGTGTTGGTAGTCAAATCCGTAAATGCGAATGTCTGTAAAAAACGGTGGCTTGCCTTTGGCACCATCACTGGTACTTTCGCCAATGAAACCCCAATCGTTGACCAAGCGGTCATTGTTGTAGATGTCACGAGTGTTGTAGCCAAAACCAGTAGTACGGTTGGCTTGTGGGCCAATGCTGCCGTTGGTATTGCTGTCGTTGCCGTATTTTTGTGTGGGATCTTTGTAGTAATAGCTGTAGTAGTTGTACCACATGTTGCGCACAAGGTCGCCACCGTCGTCATGAAAAGTAATGTTCACAGGATCATAGTTGATCTTGGTCTGTATAACACGTTTTCGATTGTACTGGTTGAGTGTTTCTGTAGCAATAGTGTACTTGGGCAGATCAACAGTTTTTACCACCAGGCTGAGATTGCTGACATCAGTCAGCCCCATAGCCCCGGCGAGATAAGGAATTTCTTTGACGTTGATACTGAAACTCACATGGAATAAAAACTTAAGACGTGGCTTGAGCTCATATCCGTTGCTGCGAAAAACCTTGCTTGCGTGAGTGTAATCACGCAAGGTATCACCGCCAAAGAAACCTTTTAGGAGACTTTGTCCCCAGGTGGTATCTGCCATTTGCTATTAGGCGCCAGCGCCTGTCACTATATCGCCTAGTGTTCGTCCAACACCAGTTGCTACGCCAACACCATAAGGAATCTGGTTTGCATTATCATACGCAATGGTCAAGTTGATTGTGACTGGTGCGCTTTCAGCATAGCTCATGCCGCCGTAGTCTGCACTCTTCAGGTAGCAGCCATACAGTTCCCAAGTTTCAAGAACTTGTGGTTGTTCAGCACCGTTGCCGCCGTCCAGGATTTCAAAGCGGGTGGTAAACTTGTAATCGATACCAGACGCTGCTGATGCCATTTCCAAGAAGTCCATTTGCTTTTGTAACTGCTCGCCAACTAGACGACCAATTTGACCACTTGCATCATCACGGATTTCGCATGTGGTATCTGCCCAGGTGTGTTTGCCGGCCAACTTGAGTGTGCTGTTGTAAATTGGCAATGTGATTTCTTCAAAACTCAGATTGGGTCTTGCAAAAGTCATCACTTGCTTGGTTAATTCAGTTCGTGGAGTTGTAATACCGAAGTTTTCAAACATCACTCTAAAGCGATATTTGAGTTTGGGCATCAGCAGACCTTGAGTGCTTGCACTCTGATCGCTGGCCAACGGTACTGTCATTCTCTGTAATGATGAAACTGCCATTTTTGATATCTCCTATATGTTTTATTTAGCTGTAATCTCTAGCCAAAAACAGGGCCAACGCCCTGTTTTTAGTTTCATCACGCTCCACCAGATATTTCACCAGTGTTCTTGATTCGCAACGGAATGTAGATAAACTCAATTGCTTTGACTGGTTCAATAGCAACGTCTACCCATAGTTCGTTACGATCAATACGACCTGGGGTGTTGTTGCTCAAATCGCACACAACCAAGTAGTCGTAGATTGCTCGTTTGGCAATCAGATCAATCATCAAGCTGTTGACAGTGTTGGTGATTTCGTTACGAGTAATCTCGTCGTTGGGTTCAAACAAGTACAACTTGCCAATCTCTTCCAGGCGACCACGCAAGAACGCAACCAGTCGGCTAACGTTGATACGATCCAGTGCGCTGGTGATACTGGTTGTGGTCTTGTTACCAAAGTTGGTAATGCCCACACCAGGGATGAATGTGATTGGGTTGATGTCGTTTTCATACAGCACATCGCGCAGGCCTTGACCCACGTTGATCTGTTCAAATTCACCTGTGGCACTATCAATATAACCAATTGCAGTAGCATTGTCCACAACACCACGACGTGTACCAGCAGGAGCCAACCATGGATAGCTGACTTCGTCGCTGCGAATAATAGTACGCATCATCATGTGACTTGGCGGCTGCACTACCAATTGGCCGCCTAGGTCTGTGGTCTGGCAGCTGGGATAGAATGTGCCCATGTACTGGCTGGCTGAAACCAATCCGTCTCCAGTTTCTAGACCCAGACCGCTGTTGTTGGTTGCCCAGGCAGTAAGATCAGTTCCGTTAGCAGCCAATCTCATTGGGGTATCACCAATCACAAACAAGGTGTTGTTGCGCTCATTGCTGAGTGCAATCATGTTGGGCATGAGTTCAGGGTAGGCCGGAGTAGCAATCAAACTGTACTGTGCTTGTTCTTCACGAGCAGAAGCGCTGGTGTCTAGGCCAGCTTTCATGGCTTCAACTACCATTTGTCGCTGAGCCTGACGTCCTGACCACATGGCACCGTTGGTCTTGTTGCCACTGGCAGTGAGCCATGTGTTGGTTTGTGTCAGTGGAGTCCAGAATGCAGTTGTACCCGGGACTTGTCCAGTGTTGGCTGTCAAACAGATGTAATTTACAGCAGTCGGACTTCCATAACTTACTAGAGCTCCAATTGAATATGCTGTAGTTGATGCCCATTGGTCAGCAGGATAATCGGTGTTGTTGAAGTAGTTGTTCTGGAAACTCTTGATATTGTATCCAGAACGGCGTGTGTTGAACAACAACATGCCTTGTGGATATAGATCAGGGTTAGGTGCGTCAAGGTCCAAATAATTACTGGTCAACAAGCTGGCAATTGTAGGAATTGGATCAGCAATAGGATCAGTTGTACCGTTTGGTGCCCAACGTGCATCAGCAAACAAAATACCATTTTCAGTTACTTGGTCAGTTGTGTCAACTGGCACCCACTGGTCAACCCCGCTCACTGGTTCCCAGCGATATAGTGCAGGATAGTTTTCTAGGTCGCTGGAATCAATCCATAGATCACCATATTCTAACGGACTTTCTGCTACGTCTGTTTGTGTTGTTGGTGCTGTTGCTGCCACAATTGGTCCTGTGGCATTGGTCAAACTAAGATCAAATCCTCGCACATCGTTAGTGACGTTTTGATAACCAATCCAGTCACCATTGTTCTGGATCATGATATCGGCGTCGCTCACAGTGCTGTAGTACCACAACCGGCCAGTTGCAGGGTTCTGATCTGGTTCTGTGTCGCTGGCAGTGTATGTAAATGTTGGTGTAGTGCTCCAGTTACTCAGAGTCAGTGCATTTGCCAACAAATTATTTGGTCGTACTCCAGGTGTTGACAATGTAAAGCCTGCCAACGCACATGGTGTGTTTAATACGTCCAGTAGTCCAATATTACCACCAGTTGCGTGTGTAAACACAATTGCACCTGACGAATTAACACTTGCGCTAACATTTGGAACATTTGCTGCACTAACAGCAGCCACAAAGGCTGCGGCTGTTGTGCCAGCAACTGTGACTGTTGCCTGAGTTGAGCTTGTACCGTTGCCTGGTTGTGTTGCAAAGAGGGTAAAAGTGCTATTAGAAACAAATGGTCCAGGAGTATTTGTACTGCCTGTTACCACTGTTGCACCCAGTGCCGACCGTTCAAGAATTTCAAAAGCAAATGTTTCGTTGGGGCTACCGTTTGAGTTGGAATTCCACTCTACATAGGTGGTTCCCACAGGAATGTTTTTGCCACCGCCAGTGGGATCCAACCCAAAAATTGCTGCACGGTCACTTACATATGCAGGGCATGCCTGAGTCACAAATGTGTCAAGTGCTGCGTTGTATTTGCTAATACGCAATGACAAGCCGTTGTTGGCAGGACTGGTGTTGTTCCATACAGAACCTGTTGGGCGTGGGCTAGAGTCCGTGGTTCTCCAACGAGGAACGTTGTAGCTGTAGCTGGGGAAATAGCTAGGAGCATAGTACTCGCCTGTGGTCAGACCCAGTGCTGTCAACGTGGCCTGGCTAGGTCCGGGATCGCTACTGTCAACGTCAATTGTGACAATACCACCGTCGGCTGTGGAACCATCGTTGGCTGCGGCTGAGTCAGCATAAATTGCCAATTTGCCACTGACTGATGCTGCAAACACTCCAGTAATGGATCCAGGATTAGTTAAAGTTCCAATTGCTGTTACAAGACCTGCTACTGTGTTGTTTGGAGAGTTTGGAACTGTAATCAGGCTGTCATTGATTCGGAAGGTAGATCCTGCAGTCAAACTGGTAGGAGTTGCTGTACCAGTAACTGTAGGCCATGAATTTTTCCAGTCGTCGCTGCCAATCAGCACCCACTGGTTTGCAGAATTTTTGTAGTAGCCAGGATTTTCAACACTTACTGCACTTACTGCATAATCTCCAATGCTGCCAACTGTGTTCAATGGGGTAAAAATTTCGTTTGCAAAGTCTACCACTTCAGCTGGGTCAGTGATTACTATTGGTGTTTTCACTGTAAATGTAGCTGTGGTTTGATTCCACTCTTGAATGCCCCACAAAGAGGTGCCGGTGTTGAGCCAGTATGTGCCGTCTGTAGGATTGCCAGTGGGACGAACCAAACTGGCAGTGAGCTCTGCAAGATCAATATTCACACGTTGTATAAACGCACGATTGGTCACACCCAGTGTAGAATACGCCGCCAACAAACCATATTCGTTGAGCTCGTACCCGTTGATTGGTGTACCATTGGTAGTCTGATAAAAGAACGGCACACCAAAAGTAGCTGCCAAATCTCGTTGACTTGTAATGAGATAAGTTTTGTTTGCATTGGCAGCAAGTGTTCCTGCTGCCACTGTTGCGCCGTCTGCACTAACTTTGTTTTGTGCAGTAGCAATCAAGAAGTACGGTACTGTGTTGACCGCAGATGGGATATACTGACTTTCGTCAATTACTGTTACTTCTACGCCTGGTGAAATTAAAGCCATGGTCGATTCCTTTTCAAGTTCTAATATTTATGGAGCGCCACAGAAAAAGGCTTGTTACGGTGCCCTTTGGCAAAGGCCCGCCATAAATATTCAGTGAAAAGACCAATCTGTCCTGCTTGTAATCAACGTCCTTGTGCCATAAACTATCACCGAGATGGTGTGCCGCACTATCGTGCTCGCTGCGACTCTTGCAATCGCAAAGGTCGTGGATTAAAAACAAGAAAACCCAGCTGGGAGTCAGCTGGGTACAAGAAAAAAATGCAGTGTGATCGTTGTGGTTTCAAGGCACGATATTCGGCCCAAACTCTAGTGTATCATGTGGATGGGAATCTTGCCAACTGCGATATAAAAAATCTCAAAACGGTGTGTCGTAACTGCGAAGTCGATTTATCAAAATCTGATTCGATATGGCGACCTGGTGATTTGCAACCAGACGGCTAACCAGCTCACGAGTGTTGCGCTTGAGATCCGATAGTGTACCGTTGTTGTCAATCACATAATCAGCCATCCAAATTTCCAGGCTCATGCTGGATTTGTCCTCTGCAGGCAAGTGATCACTACGATCTACCCAGATAGCATAATCAAACACATTGGTATTCTTCATGGCATGAAATTCTGCTTTGTTGCGTAGGCCGCAGTAGATTTCGTTTTCAGTAAAAATTTCTCTACCCAGTCTAGCATAGTCGTCCCGGCAGTAAGCATGAATCATGTCGTACCACTCTGCTCTGTGATTGTGACGATCTTCAAAACACTGCTCGTAAGTGGTGTACCCGTACTTGGGTGCTAGTTCAGCATAGATAAACTTTTCAGCACAAAAGTCTGAACTGGACCTAAAGTTGTAGCCAAATTCTTCACGCAGTATATCACACACAGTGTCTTTGCCGTGGCGTGCATTGCCAATAATCATGAGTTTAGGTAATTTGTTCATAAAATTGAGTCCTCAAACCAAGTTTTACATGTGGGCCAATCACGGTACACATGTGCTTGTCCACCTGCTGCAATCCACTCATTGCAGTTGCTGTGCCGATCGTCGATCAGGATGTCAGTTGGGTGCTTGCAGTGACGCCACTTGTCATGACTGAATGGGCCCAGTGTTACAGGGATATCACGAAAATGTTCTTGCGCCCAAAACACTTTGTCGCTGGCTGCAAAAGGCATACTATAATCATGTGGCAATGCTGTCAAAAATCGCAAGTGTCCACCAGTTTTTTGTGTGAGATCACGGCAGTAGTTGACCAGTTCAACAGCACCTGATTTCAAGGGCAAACTGCGATAAAAATGCGTGTCTGCTTTGAGTTGATCCCATTCTTCTTGGGAAACACGCTCGCCGCTGTTGTG